CTGTTAATCTTTTCATTACATAAAATAATGATAATCTCCAGCAACGATGCTTCAGCAGGATGCTCTACTAATAGACTTCTAATCTTTTCAATCTCTATAATATTTCTGATATCCAACTTCTCAACTTTAGGCATATTATACTAATAATCAATAAAAAGATATCTTTATTTTGACTAATAAAAAATGAATTAAATGTGTATATATATCTCGCTTTTGAAATATTATAAAAAGTCCCAGAGAAAAATAATATCACTATAGGGATACTTTAAAATTATTGAGGTCAGCATATATATATACATATTTACCACCACCATGATTTTTCAGGTTCTACTTTAATGAATTCTTTTTCTTTATCATCTTCAATTTGTTTTTTTAATTGATTGATACATACTACTAACTCTTTAACTGTGTTTTTTAAATGGGCGACATCACGTCTTACCTCGTCAATAGGTTTTAGTCGTGAGTTAGGCATATATTAATTCATTTTATTTTTTTTTAGATTTCTGTTTTTTCATTTGTTCTTGTAATATTTGTTCTGCTACTCCTAATTGTGATTGATTTTGTTTAACAATCTTATATATGATTGATGAACCTTCATTTAATAAGGGTGTTCTCATATTAGGTAAATGAATACTTGTTGTAATAGATGATAATGTTGTCGCTTTTGTGATTGTAAATTCTTGCTGTCCTTGAGATTGAAAGAAGAAATCACCGAAACCATTTTCTTTATTAACTACATAGACTATAGGAAGACTTATACCACTATCATCGCCACCATAATATTTCAGATCTGATACGATGTCTGATTTAATTAAATAATAGGGATTAATCATCTTTCTAGGGAGATTGACTGCTGATATTTCTACTGATTTAGATGACTGATTAACTATGGGGTAATAGTCTGTAGGGGCTGTGGTTATGAATTGATAGGATTTTGATTGAGCGGGGTTTGCTGTGCCTGACGCCTCTTCTACCAAAGATGATTCTTCTATCATAGGATTTTGAGTGATGGGTAATTGTGATGTATTATAAGGGACACCGAATAGATTAGATGAAAACTTACTTAAATCTGCTTGTGAAACCTCAGCATTCGTAGTCAATGCTCCTAAACTTGTATTCGTTGAAATACTATTAATTCTATTTTGTCTTGATAAGGTTGTTTGACTGTGGAACTGCTCCCATGTAAATCCTAATACAGACCATAATGATTTATCCCAGTTTTTTTTCTGATAATTTCTTTTATCTGTATCTGTTGCGTCTATACTACCGTCCCACGATAAACCAAAGTCTTCTATAAATATACCACCATCAGCATCCATTATTGAGAAAGGACTTACAGCACCATTCAAGGGAGTATATGTCTGTTTGACTAAATTGGCTGTATCTTCAGGGGTCTGCCCGACGGCAGCCACTACCATATCTTTTTGTTCGTTATAATAAGCACATAATATAGGTTGTTCGTAAGGGAATAAATCAGGGCAGAAATCATTTCTATTTGTAAATCTTTTATTTACATAATAAACATCATTATTTATATCTGCTGGGACACTCGTTTGGTCTAATGTTATTAATTCATCTTTTGCTGCGTTTGCTGGGTCTTGTTCTATATCCCACGCAGAAGTAGTCGCCCCTAATGAACCTGAACCACCTACTCGCTCTGGTGTATGTAGAGACTGAAAATTAAATCTTGATGATGCTGTATCAAAAGACAACTGAGGATTAGTTGCTCCTACATATCTTTCACGGATATATTGATAGATAGGTGATTTATTTTTATAAACACCATTATTAGTCGCATATTCATTCATTGCTGGGGCAACCGCTGGTGGGACGTAAGAGCCCGCTGGTGTCCCTCCATTATTTAGTGTAGTAGGAGCAAGTGTTCTATTACCTCGCATTCTTGAAGGTTGTTCTAATACATAAGGATTTTGGTATAAATAATTATTTTTAAATCTATAACTCATATTTATTAGGGAGGTTTCTTTATCTAACTTTGAATTACGACCATCTTGGAAATTATCATTTGAAGGCTGACCTGATAATAAACCTGAATATAAACATATCGCAGATGAACCATAGGCGGAGAAGTGAGGGTCAAATCCTATTGTCCTTCTACGACCTGTTCCGAAACCTGACGCTCCGTTTTGCTTAGATTTAAAATAATAATCTGCTAAACCTCCTATTTTTTTAGTTGTAAATGCTATACCTTCTCTTGTTTTAAATCTAACGAAATTTACTGTGAGTTTAGTATATACGGAAAGGGTTATAGGGAGACCTGAAGCAATCGTAAGTGTTTGCCCTCCTGCGACAAATACCGAGTTTGTGATATTAATAGGTGTAGTCCAGCCACTACCCTCTTCTCCTACTATAGTTGCTGAAATAAACTCACCTGTATAAAGAGTGTCAGGTTTATAAATCCCACCTAGAGAACTTATATTAAAAGTCGTTAGTCCAGCCGCATAATCTCCGTCCGCCTCTTCTACTTGAGAACCAGTTTCATTTTCATACTGATCTCTGTAAGTTATTTTTTTAGCAAAACCATAATATAAATCATTTTCACTTGTTCCCCCATCAGCAATATCAGTTCTAGATTTATCATAATAAAACCATAAAGGCATAGATGCGTGTGTTCTGATTTCTGTAGTTCCAGATGTCCCCTTTCCTATAAAAAAATTTTCACTATTATTAGTGCCTTCACCTATATAACTTTCACCATAATTATCACTCCCTAATGGATATTTCCAGTTATCGCTTCCATTAGTATCGGCATCGTGGTCGCCTCCATCTACGTGAATATATCTTGAATTATCAGGTGATAATCCCTGTTTTGCTATACTATTAGGAGAAGTCATATTTACTTCATATTCTACTCCGTCCCATAATTCAGGATATTTCCCTTGAATATCTAAAAATTTTTTTATTAATTTTAAATTATTTTCATTCCATTCTATATCTGTCTCTACGACGGCTGTTAATTGTGTGAAGTCTCCTGCTCCTCCACCGCCAGTAGGATATATTTGTGATACAAGTTGAGGATAAATCACTTGTTTCCACGACCACCCACTAGTCCCATTTTGTGAAGCGACATAATCTGCTTTCTGACTACCATTACTTATTATTCTGCGACCACAGTTTTTAGTTATTTCTCTACCTGCCTCCCATAAATCAGGACGCTTTACACCTATCGTAGCATACGAACTTAAATAATTTGTATTTTTAGCCGCATAGGTGGGATTGTCGTTATTAGGGTCTCCTTCATTACATATTGAACTACTGCCTGGTCCAAAGTCTCCCATAAAAAAACGAGAATGATGTTCGCTATTAAAACTTACTGATGTCGCACATGGAAAACTTTTATATGTTTCACTTTCTCTTTTTATACTCACAGGTTTAGATATAGGTTTAGGAGGAGCATTAGAATCACCATTTGCTTTTACAAAAGTTTTATACCAACCACCAGCGGGAGCACTTGTATCTTGAAACTCATATAATTTACTATCTGCGAATGTCCCTCCTACCTGACCGAAAATAATTTCAGGAGTTTTTGTTTTATTTAATTGTGTAGTTAATTCATCTGCGATATTAGTTGCCGTGTTATAACCTTCAGGGACTTTAAGGTTTTTTATTTCTTCATATCTTATATATTCTGAGATAGCAGGGTCTCTTATAGCAAGAGGGCTACCATCCACGGCCTGCCGACCAGGATTATAATATGGGAAATAATCGTGCCTTGATGTTGTATTATTATCAACACTTTCACTATCTCCATAATCTGTATTACCTATTCGTTTTATATTAGGATTAAATCCACAAGGACCAATGTCATCAAAATCATATACTTGTGAAGGTTGTGAAAAATAAGATATTTCTTTCACAAAGATAGTATATTTTGAATTATCATTCTTACCTTTCCACCCAGCCGCACGATATGAAGCATTCGGCCCCGCTGTGCCTGTCGTAGATGGAGTTTCAGTTGCGAGTGTCTCCACAGAGTTAAAATAATCACCACTATCATCTACTACATCTTGTGGTCTTTCTGCTAATGTTAATTGAGACATACTTGTTTGTCCGTATCCATTATACCAAAAGAGGTCTGCTTTACACGGTTTTAAACTATTTACTATCGCATCGTCCCATAAATTCATAGTTCTACCATTCGCCCAATTGTCGTCCATAGGCTGCGGAAAAGTCGTAAATACTGTATTCTCTTGTGCTTGAGTAGTCCCTGCTACTTTTTGTAGAGTTGATGCTATATACATATTAGGACTATTCACCCAACCATTCAGTCCCTTAGTAGTAGCCGTGGGGGTCTCTCCAGCAGGGTTTTTTAAAGAGAGATTAGGAGATGATAAGCAAAAGACCTGAGGTTCCTCAAGAGGATTATGTGCTGAACCAGTCGTTGAACCAGTCGTCGTAAAAGGTCTAAATGGGTCAGTCCATGCTCCTCTCTTTTCAGCCGTGGCGGCGGTATTTACATCCGCATTCTGTCCGAATAGATGTGTATTATTATTTCTATAATATTCAGAGTTGTAGAGAATGGCCCAGTTAGGGTCATACTCGTTATCAGGGTTTCCAGCACTAAAGGTAGGATTAATAACTGTCATAGAATTCTCATTAAAATTCTGTTTCCACGCATCAAATCGTCTAGGTAGGTGAAAGTATCCTTGACCGTTAGTTGTCTTATAATAAGATATCTTAAAATTAATTTCATTATCTTTTATATCAAACGGTCCCTGCTGTTCCATTTCATAATAATGACAAGTTGCCTTACCAGGTGTTCCATTCGCATCAGTATTTAATCTATTATAAGCAGTCCCTCTTGTATCTTTAGGATTATTCATATACTGAAATTTTTTTAATGTAGGAGCCCTCAGATAATATTGTTGTTTCTGTGTGATGCCTTCAAACTCCATACTACTATCACCTGCTCCCCTTTCAGAAACGAACCCTGAATGAATACTAACTTTATCACCTTGATTTAATTTAATACCTGATCCTAATTTATTCGTCCATACAGATTTACCATCATTATCTGTATTACCTTTTGATTGTTCTGATGCCAACCTATTACAATCTACGAGTATCATATCTGAATATTGACCTTCACTCATATATAAAGGACAACTATAAAAAAATCAATTAACTTTAACTTATTAGGCGAAATAGCAAGAGATATACCCATCTTCAAGGGTGGCTGCCCTGATAGTCTCTACATAGGTGCGTAGGATATAACCAGCTGCGTGAGTAGGGAGTGTAGCATAATTAAAATATAATTCTATACCTCTGCTATTAATACGTTCTGCTCGGTTGAGTTCAGCGGCACACCAGTTAAAGCGACCTCCTAATTGAGACTGCTGTTCGTATCCCACAGTTTTACGTGTTGAAAGATTAATACCTTCATTAGAATATTCTTCACGACTTACAAATGGGACTAAACCTTCTGCCTGAGATACATTATGAAAATGTCTGGCGTTATTATCTACATCAATAGGATATAAAAATCTATCATTATATTTAACATTAGTAGTTAGAGTGCCTTGAGTATCTGTATGAACTGGGGGGCTGGTGTAAGTCCTACCTACTGCCTGTGCCGAATATTTATTAGTGAGGTGTCTATCATTATTATTAGGGACTTTCTCCATCGCCCATACAATTTTAGAGACTAGGCGACCTGCTCCACCTACATTTCTAATCTGTGTGCCTGTCTCTGTCCCAGCAAAAGATAGTTTAGAGAGGCGGTAATCAACATACGAGAAGTCTAATTTTTTATTCGCATTCGCATAAGCAATCATCATTTCTTGAGGATAAAAGATATGGTCTGATATCATTTTAGTTTTAGTAGTATCAATCGTATAATTAAGACTATCAGCACCTGTATCAGCATCTTTAACTACTCTGCTACTGGGATTACCCACACCTCCGCCTGGTTGTAGCACGAATTCTAAATTAATCTGCTCCTTCATCATATACAAAGGGAGCTGGTGTATCTTGAGGAAGGGGAAGAAATCACTTAGAGACCACTGGAAAGTAGGACAAGCATTTGTATCAGTTTTTTTAAGTTCTAGATATTGAGGGAATTGTAATTCAGATGTAGCCGCTGGTTCTCCTGTTGCTATAGTCATACTATCAAGGGAGTAATCTACACCATTATTCATACATATAGTTTTCGCTTCAGTAGCAGAAGCACCACCACCATATCCATTAGCACCTACTCCTTCACCTTCATTCGTGTATGCGAATTCTTTACTCATACCCTGACCGGTTTGATACTGGAGACGCTCACGCATGGTTTCATTCGCCATAAATAGAGACCTGTATGCCGTAAAATGCGAGAAATCATCAATTTCACAGATAGTCGTATTACCGATTTTCAGGGTTGCTCTTTGAATAAGACTAGCAATCCCTACATTAATAGGGAGGTAAGCATCATTCGTTGGTGAATTAAGACCAAACTGAATTTTACTGTGAGAGTGTAATATCCCCTTATTAGGTAAAGTAAAACGAATAAATGATTCATTCGCAATAACTGGGTCAAGAATATCGCTTTCTAAATCCATAGCGGTATTCACAGGCATTGCTCCTATCTTAAGAAGGTCTGGGATTTGTCCTGCCGAAGGTTGAGGTGCTGATTGTTCCATTTCCATTTTATAATAAGAGTTAATAAAAAAAAATATTAAAAAAAAACCATACTAAGAGAATAAATCTTTTATTAAATTAGGTGGTATTCTATATCTCATATCTAATGATAATGAACCTGACCCACCTTGATAAGATACATCTGTTTTATGTTTTCTTAAATTAGATGCTTTATTATTACGAAATGTATTACCTAAATTCTGTTGATGGATATTATCAATCATATTACCACACGCTCCACTCTTATCACATACTTTCGCTGTAAAATCTTTTTTATTAGTCCATACACGAGTTCTTTTTCTATATCCCCAATCACTATACATACAGTAATCAACTACATAAAAGGGGATACCAGCCATAAAGGGTCTATCTTTTAATCTAGATGAATTAGGATTTTCAATAAAATATAACTCAGGTTTAAAATACTTAATAATCTCAATACTTTTTTTAGCAAGAGGGTCGCCTACTTCTGTCATTCTTCTATTAATAGTTTCTTCAGATACTATTTCACCTCTAACTTCTCTACCTATCCAACCATATTGTAAATGTGAGTATGTAGAGCAAGGAGGACTACACCATATCACATCAAAATAACCTACAGGATATTTCTTATAATCCCATTCTAATATATCCATATTAATATCTGCTCTACCATCTATATCAATACTTAAGACATCCCAACCTAGTTCTTTTGCTACATTACCAACCGACCCTGTGCCTGAGAAACATTCTAATAGTCTTACCATACTTTAAAAGGTAAAAAAAAGATGTCTTTTTTCCGCTTATCTAGGACATAACCTGAAGACCTTGAGGGGAGAATACTAATGTATTTTTAGCATGGACGAATAAAAATACTGCTTGAGGGTTCTGTGTATTGAGACCTGTGGATAACTGGAGACCGAAAGGCAGTCTGCTAAAATCTACTCCCTGATCCGAAATTACATCATATGCGACACCAATACCATAGGCATTTCCTCCATCTACTTCTACAATACCACGACCATCAGGGACAGCCGCATTACCCTGACGATAATTTGTAGATTTAACAGAAGGACACATTCTACTGATATCCATAAACTTCTTAATAGCATTCAGGTAATTACGATAAACTTGACTATCTACTTCTGAGTAAGAAGCAGTCCCCTGTGCGCCTAACCAATCAATATTATATTCTAATGGGAACTTTTCTCCTCCACGAGTAAAAATAACTTGTTTAGTATTCGCAAGAACATTTGTATCATTCAATAGAGGCATAGTAGTCATACCATCTTCAGCTAAGTTATTAATTTTAGCACTCTCAATAAAATTCATAAAGACACCTAATACACGTGAGAGACCTAGATTAAAGTTAATCACACCATTCGTAGAGTTGAGGGAGGTAAAGTAAGAACTTATAGAATTATATTCAAAGGTGTTAGTTTGTCTCTGCGAAGTTTCTTCTCTAACTTCACAGACAAGTTTTACATCACTAAATTCATAGGAGGCATCTAACAGATTACTAGTTGATCCACTCTGCGAGAATAAGACATTAGAATCACTATCAAGGTGAATTTCTACCAAAAGTCCCTTGAGACCTGTAGTAGAAGACAATGGGATATCCGCAATTCCGTTAAACAGGCCGCATACTAAAGGGAGACAGAAAGAGTTTCCACTTGTTTCTTGACTAGGGAGATTGACTACACTTTCTTTCTGTGCTTGATAGTTAGGGAGTTCTAAAGCCGCATTAAAATTATGAGTTGAGGCATCCTGTAAAGATTGAGTAGCAGGGATGTATGAACTCATCATCCTATTGTAGTGCCTGATATGTTCTATAACTTGATGAGACTGCTGACTTCTAATGACTACCTGCTGAATAGCACCATAGACACCTAAACGAGAACTCATAGATAATTGCGCTCCATTCCCAGTATTAGCGACAAAAGCATCGGCACCGTCGCCATCTTTCAGACGACATCTAAATTTACCACAGAAACGAACAGACTTACCTATTAACATTCTTTCTTGTTCTCCGATAACAAACTGAATGACTGGATTTCCGTTGCGAAACGATATCTTACCGTTAGAGAGAACATTACTCGGGGTGATCTCAAGATTAGATTTACTCATTTATAATAAGAGTTAATAAAAAAAATTAATATAAAAAAACTATTAATACTTCAAAATTTATACCTGAACCGAAATCTGATCTCCCTTAACCATAATAGTCCTCAAGTGAGCAGAAAAGCAATTCCATAATTTATTCTTAACAGGAGGTTGAGATACACCAGCAGAAGTCCTAGAACTATACTGAACTTGTAAATTGAAATCACGACCCCTCGCATCATATACTCCGTCCTGAAGTGCGACCGCCCTACCGATAAATGCGTTTTCATGGACGTCTCTAAATGATAGAGGTTTAATTCCTGACATCGCTAACGCTTTTTCTCCTTCAATCGCCCACTGCTGACTTAATGAAGTCCCTTTAGATACTTGTGAAGTATCTACCTTTCTGTTAGGATTTAGTCGCCCATCATAGAACCACTGATACTCTGTGAGATAGTCCCATATACCGACAAGTCCTGAACGAGTAGAAAAATTAACCTTGTCTTCTCCAGAAACATTTTTATTATCATAAGTGAAAGTAGAAGCAGTAAAGGCAGGATAGTCAGTTGTCGCCGCAGTAGTATCAGGGAATGAACCATCATATCCTAAAGCGAGTTGAGTATTTGTATATACCGAACTATCTGTAGGGATAGCAAGGATTGCTTTACATTTACTTTCTTGTAGAGGGAGGCGAATATTAGCAACAACATCACTCGCAAGTTGAGAATACCTGTAATTAGTATAAGACAAGAAACCATAATTTAGGACACCACCTTCTTTCATCATACCCATTAATTTAGATGTGTATTGAGGAGGCATCTCTACCTGTTGTGTGATGAGAGCAACATTAGACAGAGTAATCGTAGGTTTCCATGTAGCACCTCTAGACTGAATACCCTGCGAAATAATAGATACATCACCAGAAGTCCCATCACATACAAGACCACTAACTTTTGTAGCCGCACTCTGTAGGACAATTTCAGTTAATCCCCAGTGTCCGCCGACACTTGTATCATTACCCTGAGCGGCATAATGTTTAATAGAACCGACCTTTAATAGACCTGACCCATCACCAGTATTAAATGAAACCATAGCATCAGTTAAACTTGCTCCTGACCCAGTAAAATCTTTAGTATTATCAACAAGATTGAATGCTTCACCTATTCGTAGAGGGAAATTAGCCGCTGTATATTGTCCGTTATTACGACGAACCCATATAGAAGTGATAGTATCAGTCCCAGTCCATCGTCCAGTCGTGCCTACATCACCATCTACACCACCTGAACCAGGGGAGGCAGTCCCTTCACAAGAATGAAATAACATATTCGCATTCAGGTGATTAGTGAGTGATACTTGTTCTAAACATCTTACAATACGTGGGGCGTCTTCAAGTAAAATTTCTAATCGTAATCCTGATGTTAATAGACAGGGAAAGACCTTATTATTTTGGAAAATCCCTGTATGTAGTGGGAGTAGCAATTTAACAAGTTTATTATCTAATACGGTAGTTTGTGAGGCATTACTGTCTTCAAAAGCATCTACAAAAGAACTATCAGGGACATTATTAATTTCGCATTTAATACCACCTACATCAGACCGACATTTAGGATTATGGTTCTGTCCGCCTTCAACTAATTCTCTTTTATTTCTTAGACTTTCATTCTGTTCGTAAGAATGTTTTAGAGATGCTAGGACATTGTAGCCTTGTATCTCCTCAAGTAAAACACCACCTGCTCCGCCAGAAAAGATACGAATATCACGTATGAGGCAAGATCCGCCGATTTTATCAAGACATAACCTAGTCATAGAACTATCATCATCAATCAAACAATCAACTCTTAAATAAGTCTCACGAGGCTGGATATAATCAATCGTAGGAGGCACATGGATATGAATAGTCTGTCCGTCCGTATAATTTAATCCATTCTCTGCTGGGATACTCACTTTAGTCTGTTGAACTGGTATCTTATCATCACTCGCCCAAAATCCACTCATATTTTATAATAAGAGTTAATATAAAAAAAATTAAAAAAAAACAACACTTTAAAAATACACTTTACGAATTAATTATGCCCCTACATTAAAATTATGAAATAACTTTATATATTCATTACCATTATCATCAAGATGAATTTTATATCTTTCAGTTCCATTTAATCCATTCGCCCTCATAACTAATAATGTTTTAGGAGTTCTTTTCTGAATATATAGATTAATTGTTTCTGTTGTTTCAGGGAAACCATCATCTCGGTTTGTAGTATATTCTGTGCTAATGAAATCGCCTTCTATGAATTTTTTTGTATCATCTAATTTAACAACATTCACTTTATGCTGATTAATAAATTCTTTTAATTCACTATTTTCTTTGATGAGGTCTAATTTTTCTTTCTTTAATCCTTGATTTACACCCCAAAGACCATCTCCATCAATTTGTTCTTTTAATTCAGTTATTTCATCTTTTAGTTTTACAATCATAGTTCTATAGTCATCGTGAATTTCATTCATATCTTGAATATGTGTTCCAGCCATCGCTTTCATAATAGATAGTCTTTCTTTTAATTGTTTTACTTCATCTCTATATTCTTTAGTCATTTTTTCATATCCTTCACATACGATAGAATAATGTTTATTTTCTCTTTTTAATTTACTGATTTCCATTTGTGCTTCCATTCTATTATTATATATCCCCTTACCTTTAAACTAAAATATAACCTAACTATCTAAATCAAATTTAACCATAATTACTTAATATGAACTGGATTGACCGGTAATAGTATGGAGAGTATCTGTAGATGAGGAGGTTAAACCGCCCACCGATGATAATGTAGAGATGGCTGCTGTATCACCCATAGTCCCTTGAGGTTTAGGAGGTGCTTTAGTCGCATCCTGCTTTTTTTTCTTACTTTCACTTTCTTCACCAAATAGACTAGCAATACCACCTACAACTCCTGCTAATGCTCCAAGAGGTGCGAGGACAGGGAGGGCAAGTGAAGCGGCATCTAATGCTCCTCCTACAATATTAGCAACATTACCAATCTTTTCACCTGTATCATCTCCTACTATTTTACCCTGTGCTAAATCTTCTATACCTGAGGCTGCCCCAGCAACAATACCTAATCCTGTTCCTACAGTTCCAAGAGCATCACCTGCTTTACTTAATTTACTTACATCTCCAACAGCATCGGCAGCTCCTGCTCCTGCTTTAGTTCCTGCCTTAACAACATCTCCTGTTGTTGAACCACCCTCAGCAGCCGCCGATGTTGAACCACCTACGGCAGAACTTCTAGCGGTATCTTCAGATGCTCCTTCAACAGCACTAGATAATTCAGGGGAGGCGGATACAGATGTTTCTTCAGGTGCTAATGCTTCTGTAGGAGTATCTACAAGACTTCTAGATGCTTGTTCAGGACTTATAGAACCAGGTTGAAATCCTGAACCTAATACTCTTTTAACTGCTTGTGTCCCACCTGCTCTCAAAATACCTACACCTTTTTTAACTGCGGATAAACCTAAATCAGTTTCCTGACCAGTTCTACCTCCTGCTTTTAAATAATTTGTATATCCTCCTACAGCCTTCGCTCCACTATATACTTGACGGACTGCTTTTTGTGATTGAGCGAGTGTCCCTGCGTATCCTTGTATCGCACTTTCAGATAAGGGTGCTTTCTCATCTGCTCTTGCGTCCTTTTTTAATAATTGAATTTTTGTATCAAATCTACCCTGTATATCCTCATTATGCTGATTAACTGCTTGATTATAACCACTCATCTCTCGCACCATAGAAGTATTATCACCCCAATCATTAACTACTTCAGTCATTTATAAGATATCTTTTATTTTTATTTTAATAAAATTATTCTTCTGTTTCTTTTTCGCCACCACCTAAATTAAAATCAGCATTCTCAACTTTACCTTTATAACCTTGTCCTCCATAGGCAATAATCTCACCAAAGTTTTTTCTGGCGATCGGGGGATTTTCAGTCAGGTCCAAAAATAAAAAGTCATATTTGTTAGGTGTGGCTGCTCTGTAGATTGCCTCCATATTGTCGTATCCTCCAAATTGATCTCCTATCTCTTCAAATATCTTACCTAACTCTTTATTATTAGGGAAGGGACTACCTATAATCATATGAGTCGCATTACTTCTTATCACAGGACTTACCTTACGATAATTTTGAGAACTCATTAATAATAAATCAATACCATAGTGGCGAAACCGAGATGCTAGACCATTCACAAACGCTTCTCGTCTTATAGTCCCAATGATATCGTCTAATATGACTGCTAGTGATGGACGGTCAGGTGAATCATCATAATCACTTTGTTTTTTAACTATCTCCATCATTTGTTCGTCTGAATAACTATCATAACAAGTAGCACTTTTTCTTAAGAAGCGACTGGTTTTATCGTTATTAATAGTCGGTGAGAATACGATTGTCTCATCAAAGAAGTCCTGACCGTAAAAGTTAGAGTTCAGTAGGAGGTTAGATATTATCGTGCTTTTACCTGTGCGAATAGGACTTATCATTAATAAAAGGGAGGGAGGCTTCGGTAAGATAGGATTTAATGGTCTCCCATCTTCATCAGGTAAATCTTTCACTGGAAGAATATTTAAATCAGAGTTCATTTCCATATTATTAGTAGTTATATTTTATTCTATTAAATTTACCATAGATAGTTCAGAGCCCAATAAGCGGGACTAGTCTTATCCTTGTAAGCAAATGACCCATCTTTTCTTTTAATACCCTTCA